TCACGCAGGCAATGTCTCGTCTTCCACTCGGACCGCTTAATGCGGCGGTAGCCGGTGGAAGTGCGGCGACGGATGCCTATGTGGATGCGGCGGAGCGAGGGGCAACCGGTACCCAGGCGCTGGCACAGGGCGCAGCACAGGGCACGGCAGAGGGTGCAGGAGAAGCGTTCAGCCTTGGAAAATTGAAAGCCCTGAAAGAAGTACCTGGTAAAGGCGCGAGGACCGTTCTTACCAACCTTGTGAAACAAGGAATCTCGGAGGGGTCCGAAGAGGCGGCTACCGAGATTATGAATAGTATCAGCGATAAAATAATCATGGGCGACAAATCTAACTATGATACGTCGGTCAGATACTATAAAAGTCTTGGATTGAGTGACGAAGAGGCGAAACAAAAAGCGTATGCAGACATCGCTGGAAGTGTAGGGCTGGCGGCTCTTGGCGGGGCGACATCCGGTGTGATTATGGGCGGAGGTGCACAGGCACTTGGCAATATTTTGCAAAGAAACGCCGCCCAGGAATACGCCCGGCAAAAGGCGGTGCCGCAGGAGAGCCTGCTTCAGGAAGAACAGACAACAGCATCCCAAACGATTCCGGATATTCTCCCGGAAGAGAATACGGCGCGGCAGCAGGTAAAAGAACAACAGGCAGCAGCACTGGAAAACACGGCACAGCGAATGATAGAGGGCGTAACAGATCCTGTTGAAAACACACCTCTCATTGCCGGAAACGTATCCGATGGAGATGCTCAGGAGAGGAGTACGGAGAGAACTATTCAGGCAAACGAAAAAGGCGGAGAGGATAGAACAGAATTTAGTACCATTCAGAACCAGCCGGAGAATGCAGCTCGGGAAGGGATAACGTCTCCAACCATTGCCGAGAACACAGAATCAATTCAAAATCGTGAGAACATAGGGCCTCAATATGTTCGTGAGCCTGAACAGAAAGAGGATTTGTCTGCATATGCCAGAGAATACGCGGTATCTCCGCAGGAAGCGGAAAGACAATCCTATATTGAAAGCCACAGAGAGGATTTAAACGATATATTTTCGGATTTAGGGGAAAAAGGAAAAACAGCAGCGGTGGAACAGTACGATCCGGATATCCCGATTTCACAGTACAGACAGGCTTTTAATGTGTTCTATGACGCAGGCCGTTATGCTAATGACATCACACCGGCAGAAAAATCAGCTGTATCGGTGTTCCTGTCAGGAACCCAGCAGGTAGAGGCATATAAAGCAGGAGCCAGAGACAGACTGTTAGAATTAGAGGCAAAGCGCCAGGTTAAGAAGGGAGAGGCCAGAGAAGGAGGATTTGAAGATCGTTCATCGAATGCAACAGATGCTCAGAGGAAACTCAGTGAAAGTCTTGGTAAACGTACCGGATTAAAATTTGTGCTGGAAGATTCCCTTGAATCCGGAGCAGTGGGAGAGTATGAAAGAAAGACCGGAACGATCCGGATTTCCACGAACTCAGAGAACTTTTTACGCACCAATAGCCATGAATTAACTCATTTCATCAAAGAAAACGCACCGGAAAGTTATGCTTCCTATCGCGATGCCGTCATAAGCGCTTATTTAACATCTGAAAACCAGACATTTGAAAAGATGGTTGAGAGCTATGAAAGAGCTTATGAAAAACATGGTCAGAAACTTTCCAGGGACGAGATCATGGAGGAGATCACTGCGGATGCTACGGGGAAATTCTGGAATGACGAGGAATTTGTTCGGAAGATTGCAAACAAAGATAAAACCGTGGCGCAAAAGATTGTAGATTTTCTGAGCGATATGCTGGATGCAATCAAGAGTCTCATCAAGAATGAGCATACCGGAAGAGCTGCGGAGATGCTTGCAGAGCAGCAGGAACTTTTCGAGGATGCGCGAAATCGCTGGATGGATGCACTGGATCAGGCAAGCGAGAACTATAAGATGGGTAAGACAAGCACGGAGAGCGCTGTGCGCTTCCAGCTGGCAAAACCGGATCAGGTGACAGACAAGCACATCGAAGAAAACTATGACTATGTCCGGAAGATGGACAGTGTCGCATCGATTCGCGGGGATGAGTTTAAGGGAGATCCAAAGGAAATGCGTAGCAAAATCATAGAACTGTATAATTCTTACGGAAATGTGGTTCATAATGATGTGGTAGGGGATGTTGCTTTAAGTATGCGTTCGGTTCGCAATGATCTGGCGCATGGTTATGGAGACAAAAAAGCTGCCGCTTTTGCAACGGTAAAAGATGTAATTGAAAATGGAAAGGTTTTAAGATATTCGAAAGACTGGAAAGGAAGAGGATATGATTCTGTTTCAATAGGAGCAAAGATAAATATTACAGATGGGGAAAATGCAGGTCAGTATTATGAGGTATGCGTTATAAAAGTAGACAGGACAAATCGAATGTATCTATACGAAGTGGATATAGAAAAGGCAGATAGTGTCCCGTTCAACTACGCCCAGGCCGAACCTGCAAAAAAACATAGCGGCTACAACTATCTGCCTATCTCCAGTATATTTGACAGACTGCGCAATGTCAAGAATGAAAATGTTAAATATCAGCTTGGAGATAATGAACTGGAAGAGACAGATAACAAGGAGTTGGTTGCCCGTAATGATCTGACAGAAGAAAAGCTGGTAGAAAGTTTAGATATGAACAGCCCTATCTCATTAAAAACAAAACCGGGTAAGGGTGGGGAAGATATGGGAGACATTTCAATTGTATTTAAGAAAGATGCGGTTGCTTCGGGCGAAATCCAGAAAGGAAATTTTAAAGATGGCGTTGCTGCCGTCATTCTGCCGACGGATGCCAGCGATAACCTGAAAGCCCGCTTAAACCAGGAAGGAGTCAATACGATTCTTTATGATCCTAATCTTCCGGATGCCAGAAAGAAGGCGATCAGTGAATTGAAGGATGTTCGTTTCCAGATTGAAGATTCCGATATGGACATTGATTATGACGAGGTGGTTCGAGAAAACGGTGAGCTGCGGAAGATCAACGAAGAATTGAAAAATCAGCTTGTCCTCACAAAAGATTACACACCGAGAAAAGAAGATATCCGTAAGTATGCAAAAAGCCTGTTAAGAGAATATAATTCTACTTACTCACAGGAAAAACTTGAAAGCAACCTGAGCCGGTTTTATGAGTATATCCAGAAAGCGGAACGTATGGACGCCCAGGAGTTGGCAAACGTAGCGACGCAGATAGGCCGTACGATTCTGGAAAAATCACAGCAGACGGATCAGGAGCAGGTAAAGGTCTATAAAAACATCCTGCAAGATATCAAGGGCACGCCAATTTATGTTCCGGAAGAAGTTCGAAATAACCTGGATTCCGAGGGCGGATATAACAGCTTCCGGAAAAAATATATGGGACAGATTACGTTTCGGAACGCCGGCGTCAGCGTAGATGCAGCATACAATGAATTGGCGGGACTGCATCCGGATCTTTTCCCGACCGATATCATCAACCCGACAGACCAGCTTCTTCGGATTGCGGATGTATTGGAAGAGTCCCGTCCGAAAGTGGAAAATCCTTATGGTGCTGATATTGATGAAATGTCGGTATTCTTGGGAGAGGATATCCTGGACAACAGAGCGAATATCCGTAATATTCCGCCTACGCTGGCAGATAAACTGTTTGAAAAGGCTGATAAGAGAGAAGAGGAATATATCGCTAAACGAAAGGAATATGAGCAGAAACTCAGGGGATATCGCGGGAACGTGAGGGAGCGCGAACAGGGGCGTCAGGATAAGAAACAGATCATTCGTGATGTCACGAAAATGCAGAAGTGGCTGCTGTCTCCGACGGATCGCGATCATGTTCCGGAAAGCATGAGAACGGCCGTTGCTAAATTCTTGTCTTGTGTTGACTACAGTTCCTCTCGTTTAAATGCGGATGGAAACGAAACACAGCGCACCAGAGAATGGAATGAGGCAAAGAAGGTGTACGATACCATTCTGAAAAACAATGGTGTTCTGAAAGGAGAAACGAGCGATATATATGTTGAGGTCGATCCGGATCTTGTGACTAAACTGGACGAGCTCCAGAGCATGGCAGAGGGAAAGAAGATTGAAGACTTTACGCCGAGAGAACTTCGGACATTGAGAGAGACTGTGTCTGCAATGAAACACAGTATTGAAGATGCCAATAAGATGTATACGAATAAACGTTACGAAAAGGCGTCCGAGGCAGCAGAAAGCACACTGAGAGAGTGGCAGGGGCGGAAGAATAAAAAAACCATTAAAGCGTTGAGCGCGGCGGATAAATTCATGCAGGTGCATATGCTGGACAGTTTCACGGCGTTCGATCGTCTTGGAAAAGCAGCCACGACTGTTTATCAGGGGCTCCGCGATGGCTTTGATACTAAAATGAGGGATACACGCATGGCACAGGAATATATGGAAGAACTGAAAGGAAAGCTGGAAATCGGTGAAAAAGAAATTCAGGAATGGACCGGCAATAAAGCAAAGCGACAGACTTTCCAGGTATCTGGCGGGGAAATCTCTCTGACCCCGGCGCAGGTCATGAGCCTTTATGAATTAAATAAACGTCCGCAAGCTAGGGAACATCTGTATAATCAGCTGCGGGGAATCCGCACACAGGGAGTTGAGAGGGAGGTCACGGTAAAAGGTAAGAAACTTTTTAAAGTTGTGGAGGCAAATGTACCGGTAGCGGTCACTCCGAGTGATGTAAAAGCCATCACAGACACTCTCACACCCAAACAGAAGGCGCTTGCGGACGGGGTGGTAAGTTTCTTCACAGATCAGACGGCAGCCTGGGGCAATGAGGTCAGCATGACTTTGTATGGCTATAAAAAGTTTAATGCTCCGAATTATTTTCCGATCGTGGTCGATAAAAACGAGATAGCAAAAACGAATGCAGACGTCAGCCGTGATATCCAGACGTTGAAGAATCTCGGAATTACCAAGAATACGACCAAACACGCCAAGAACGGTTTGATTATCGAGGATATCTTTGATGTATATACCCGACAGGCGGATCAGATGGGAAGCTATCATTCCTTCGTGGTGCCGCTGTCAGATTTTCAAAAGTATTACAATTTCAATGACGTTGAAAAAGGAAATCTTCGGGAGCAGATGGAACGTGTTTACGGCAAGGAAATGGGCGCTTGGGTAGATGCGTTCTTGAAAGATCTGAACGGTGTCGGCAGCGGCGAACGGGAATTGACCTCTAATTTACTGAGAAATGCAAAGTCGGCGGCAGTCGGATGGAACCTGAGAACGGCGATTCAGCAGCCGACGGCATATTTCAGAGCTGCTGCGGAGATTGATCCGAAGTATCTGGCACAGGGATTGAAACTGATGGTTTCAGATGCAGAGTGGGATCAGGTAAAAGACTATTCCCCGATCGCCTGGTGGAAAGACCAGGGATTTTTCGATATCAATACCGGCCGCAGTATGAAGAGTATGCTCATCGGGGCGGACACGACCAGAGAAAAAATGATAAATAAATCAATGGATTTGGCAGGAAAAGGTGATGAACTGGCATGGAAACGCCTATGGATGGCAACCAAAGCAGAGACGGCGGCGCTGCATCCGGAACTGACAGTCGGATCAGAAGAATTTCTGCAGAAGAGTGGAGCGCGATTCTCGGAGATTATTGACAAAACCCAGGTAGTAGACAGTGTGTTTCATAGGAGCTGGGCGATGCGTGAGCAGTGGACGAAATTCTATACGGCATTCATGTCAGAGCCTATCAAAAGCTACAACATGCTTTACCGAGCGGCGATGGACATTGCAGACTCAAAGGAAATCAATGGAAAAGCCGGAAAGGCAGAGAAAACAAAGTTTGCCAGAGTTGCGGCATCATATGCGGTTACAGGAGTGATCACGGCGTTAGCAGCGTCGGTCATGGATGCAGTCCGTGATGATGACGATGATAAGGGGATCAAGGAAAAGTACCTGTCAGCACTTGGCGCCAATATCGCGGATAACCTCAACGTCGTGAATCTCATTCCGATAGCAAAAGATGTCGTATCGATGTTTGGTGGAAATTCCGCGGCGCGTATGGATATGCAGGGACTCCAGTACCTTGTCTACGCCTGCAATGAAATGAAAAAGTTCGTGGAAGGCGATAGTAAATACACAACAACCGGAATCATGTATAAATGGATTAGCCCGCTTGCAAGAATGACGGGTATTCCGATCGCCAATCTTCTCCGTGATACAGGCAGCGTAGTTGACACCGCTTTAGATATCGTGGGTGCAAATGCGGGAGATTACTGGAAAACCAAGAGGATCTATGACATATCCAGTGCAGATAATGTGACGATGTATACCAAAAAGGCACTGAAAGCATACCGTGAAGGTAAAAAAGAACTGGGAGACAGAATCTTGTCTGACCTGCTTGAGGCAGGACAGAGTGATAAGACGGTAAATTCCGGCGTCAAACGGGGGCTGAAAAACGATCCAGTAATTCAGGAAGCGGCCGAGGCGATGATGAACTGGGATCTTGAAACATACGAAGAAAAGGTCGAGGAAGTAGCGGACAGAGGAATCGACAAGGAACTAATTGTAAAAGCGGTTGATATGGTCATTAATAAGAAAAAGAAAGATGCAGGAGAGGAGGAAGAGAGTACAGAAAAGGATGCCTCGGAGCCAGAAGAAAAGGAGGAGAAAAAAGAAACGCCGCTTTATGAGGCATCAGACGCAAATGACGCCCTGCGAATATGATAAGGCGAACAAGATCCTCGATAAGGTGGTAGAATCAAAAGTGGCAGAGGGGAAAACGAAAAAGGAAGCGATTTCCTCAGTAAAGAGCTCGTTCAGTAGCAAATACAAAAAGCGGTACATCGCCGCCGGAGCTGATGAGCGGGCGAAGATCGAGATTGAGCTGGAACGTCTCAGGGTAGGCGGAAAAAGGATTTTCTCAAGCGAAGATTTTGCCAGATGGAGAAAGAACGCGAAGAAAAAATAATATCATAGGTTACTGCGCTACGGCGGTCCTGACGGCGAAATCGGAGCCTCTATGCGCTACCTGTCCCAGCGGTATGCGATGCCTTATAAGATGCAGAAAGGACTTCTGACCGACATCGGAACCGAGGAACTCGCCCATATGGAGATGATTGCCGCCATTGTCCAGCAGCTCACGCGCAACCTTACTCCGGCACAGATCGAGTCATCCGGGTTCGGACCATACTATATCGACCACACCACGGCAATCTGGCCGCAGGCAGCAGGCGGAATCCCGTTCAATGCGTGCGAGTTCCAGTCGAAGGGCGATGCGATCACGGATTTATATGAGGATATGGCAGCAGAGGGTGCGATTGTATAAAGACAACATTGAGGTTTTAAAAGAAAGTTCCCGATAATCTGGCATACTAGCTGCCAGATATGAGAACCCTAGAAATTCCAATGTATTTCAATAGGTACTTCCTTAGTTACAGGGTCTTTTTTGCCAACCAATACATAATCAATCAGCTTTTCAACCGTTTCCCTGTCTAAGTGTTCAAGATTTGTATATTGCTCGATTAACTGTCGTCTGTTGTCGCCAATCAGCATTTTTCTTTCAATAACATCAAGCTGTTTCTGCGTATCAATCATCAGTTTTTCGAGCCTTTCTTTTTGTGTTGAGAAGTCTTTGGATAAATCCAAGTAATCAAGTTCGGAAAGAATACCCTTTACCTTATCTAAATATAATTCTCGGATTCCTTTTGTATATTCCGCAATCTTTTTTTGATAAGCAGCAATCTCCGTTTCCAGAGCTTCTTTTTGACCTCGCAAGTCATTGTTGAATTGCACATTTTGTTCAAGCTCATCTTTGTCAAGATATTCTGCGGATAACTTATTAAGTTCATCAATCACAGCTTTTTCTAATTTGTCTACTGAAATGAAAGAACCTATACAAGCGTGCTTTGCTACATGGCGGTTAGAGCATTGTAAATAATGCTTACCATGATTCTTTGACGAACGCATTGTATAACCACAATTCATACAGCGAGCTTTTCTGGCAAATAAACCGATTGTGCCAACTGTGAAAGGTTTTGCCTTTTGAGCTACCAATGCTTGAACCCTATCCCATAACTCACGGTCAATAATCGGCTCATGTGTACCCTCAACTCTGTACCACTCGTCTTTGGGTCTGGGTTTGTTTTGCTTTGTCTTATAAGAAACGCTGCCATATTTCCCTTGAACCATATTCCCGATATAGATTTCATTCACCAACATATCTGATATGGCAAAATATTTCCATAGGGTACTGTTTTTCGTTTTAGGCTGCTTGTAACGCAAACCATGAAGTCGTTTGTATTCCGTAGGGTTTGGTATTCCTCTGTCATTCAGCATACGGGCAATGGCGGTCTTTCCATATCCCTGTGAAAACAGTGTAAAAACTTCTCTGACAACTTCCGCAGCTTCTTCATCAATAATCAAATGCCCTTTTACGTCAGGGTCTTTTTTGTAACCATACAGAGCAAAAGCACCGATATGGTGTCCGTTCTTTCTTCTGTCAGTGAGAACGCTTTTAATGTTCTCTGACATATCCTCCAAGTACCACTCATTCACCAGACCGTTAATCTGTCTTGATTTCTTATTTCCTTTATTAGCGGTATCTGCATTATCAACAATGCTGATGAAGCGAATACCCCAAATAGGAAAAAGACCGTGGATATATTTTTCCACTAATTCTAGTTCTCTGGTAAATCTGGATTGTGTCTTACAAAGGACAATATCAAATTTACGATTCTTTGCGTCCTCCAACAACCTGTTAAATTCTGGTCGTCGTCTGTCAGAACCAGTGTAATCATCATCACTGTATATGTTGTAGACTTCCCAACCATGCTCTAATGAGTATTGAAGTAACATTGACTTTTGATTCTGAATACTGTTACTGTCGTCTGTTTCTGATTGTTTGTTTCTATCTTCCTCTGATAAGCGGCAATAAATAGCAACTCTTGATTTTGATTCTATCATGCTTCGTTCTCCTTTTTGAGAAGACGAAACAAACTATCTCTACATAATGTTATTATAACATCTTGTAGGATAGTTTGTCTATCATCTGGCAGGAGTTGCCCTTCCTTTATTTTTTTCATATTGATTTATCAACTCTATCCATTTTAGAGTAAATGCTTTTGTAAACGCCGCTTTATCACAATTTTTAAAAACATTCTTGCAAACTACCTTTGCGTCATTTGCCATTGAACCACCTCACTACAATATATTTACAAAGTATGCAAAAATGCTTGTACATTATGAAAGAATTTGTCTATAAAGTAAGAAGTAATCAGATGGCTTTGGAAAGCTCCACTGGAATTTCACCATTCCCATTCTGATGGGTGAACCGCACCATGCGAGTGTATCATTATTCTGATATACGGGTCATGGCAGCAACTTTTCCAACAGTCGCTTACGGATCACTGGCGTGGTCGCTCGCTTCTTTATCCCTCCTTTTCATGGGTCATGGCGTTCCAGTCCGTCGGCTCACCGCATATCAAACGTATCTGATTACTTTATTCAATTTTCAAAGAACACTTGTAAAACGGAGCTGGAATGAGGTGGTATCACACTCCGTATATATTCGCTTATTTCACTCTGACTTCAAAACCTAGAATTGCTTTAATAAGGGCAGCTCTAATTCTGCCTTTCAGTTCCATATCGACCACAATATACATATTTCCGTGTTCATCATAGAACGGGCGTAAACTTGCTTTTGATATGTAAGCGTCATAGTGATTTAAAATTTTCTCTATTGCCACTTCGTCGCCATCAGCAGCTAAACTGATTGTGGAGAATAGAGGACACTTTTTTGTAGACTTCATCATGTTATAATTCCTCCTCATACATATCTCTAATGAGCTTTAGTGAACACATTCTGTTTCTATAAACAGAGTTTCTGGAAATATCCAAAATCTCTGCGATTTCTGCGTCTGGTAATTCCAGAAAGTAGAACATCAACACAACATTGCGTCGTCTTTCACTTAATTTTTTGATTGCTTCACATAATTTCTCATCATAGACACGAACTTCTGTACCGAACACATCAAAGGAAGTAAATTCAAGCGAGTATTCGTCCGATACACCCAACTGGTTTAATTCCAGCTCTGGTATTTCACAGAAAGATATTTCATGCTTTGCACGTCTGGCAAGTTCTTTGTTGTAGTTCTTTACAGTTCTGCCAATCACCTTACGAGCCAGACAGTCAAATTGAAGTCTTATAGCGTTCTCAAATGAAGAAGGTTTCATAATCTCACCTCCTTTCAAGTTGAAGTTGCTAAAGCGAAAAGGCTTTTTACCTCTTTCCGCACTAACACTCAACACGGAGGGGTGATTTGTAACCCGAATCAGAAAAAAATCAAAAAATTTTTTAAAGTAGCAAAAAAGCACAAGAGCAATACTGACGTGCTGTTCTTGTGCCTTATAAATTGTTCCTGCTATGTGATGTGAAAAACCATATACAAGAGCGATATAATCCGCAAAAGTTAAACGGATTTTTTTAACAAGCTACCAATGGTCGAATGTTGTTGAATGTATAGGCATTCCATGCGGCTACCTCCTGAAGCCGCTAAAACAAAACCAACCAGTAGTTTGTCCACCGTTGGACAAAAATAAAACGGCGGCTGTATGAACCGTCGTTCTATCTAAAAGGACGTATAAAAGCATTACTGCTGACAACGGTTTTTTTTTTACCGCCAAGCAGCATATATTGTTATTTACCTGTTCATAGGAACTGATAAACCTTGCAATACGTTTTACTGTACCTGTTACAAATTCTTTAGGAACAGTAAAATGTAGTGAGGTGATTACATATGCGTAAAAAAGAAGATAAGTA